CGCACCATCAGCGTTGTTCAGCGTGAATGAGATTGACGAGGTGATGACGCGTGCCGGCGAGGCCTGTCCCGCTTGCGTCATCGATGCCATGGTGCCGGCGGTCGGCTGCATATAGAAGAAATCGCCGGTATTCCAGTTCAGTGCCGTAGTGGATTCCTGCGCCCGCACCATAGTGACGATCTGGTCGCCGCTTACGGCCGTGACTAAAACAATCTCGTTGAGCAAACCGGTCGCGGCATCGATAAACGTGCCGACGTAACCTTGGCCGGCAAGCGGCGCCGGAAACAAAGAGCCGGTGCCGGAAGCGAGCTGTGCCGCGGTTGCGGTATTGGTAATGGCGCCGGCCAGCGTCGCTTTCGCCAGATTGGCGAAAGTCAGAATGACGTTATAGGCGCCGATGTTCACCGCCATGATCGATTACCTGTCTTTGAAGCAATCGCGCATGGTCGCGGCATCGCCGCGACGCACCGCATCGAGATAGGAGTTGATACTGTCGTTGTAGCTTTTGCCGGCGGTTTTCAGCGCGATGGCGACGGCTTGTTTTTGCGGTTTTCCAGCCTTCATTTCGCGCGCGACGTTAGCGGAGATAGCGGTGCGGCTACCGCCTTTTTCCAACGGCATGATTGATAATCCTTGCTTGTTGCGGAAACGACAAAGCGCGCGCGTCAGGTAGTGACGGTGAAATCGTATTGGAACGGCGTCTGCAGCACTCCGGCTTGCAGCGCCTCGGCGAAAATCGCTGCATTGGGTAGCGGCGGATAATCGAAATCGACTGCGCTGTCCCAATTGTTGTAAGGAGCGTCGTTGAACAGCATGCCGTTGTAGAGCGTGCTTTCGGTGATGACGCGCGACTGCGTCAGCAGCCGAATGTTGATCTCATTGCCGAGGCCGAAGCTGACGCTGACCTGCCAGGTATTATCGACATTCGGCGCGCTGCCATTGGTGCCGGTAAGAAAGCGCATGATGCGGCGCTTGAGCCAGCGTACATTGAACTGCCGGCCATCGCCCTTGTAATAGTTCCAGGTAAGGCAGCGCTTGTAGATATCGTCGGATGTGGCGACGACATCGCCCGAGCCGACGATTTCTCGTTCATTGAACGGGATCTGATTGAACAGGCAGGAATTGTAAGTGCCGAGATCGGTGTTCTGACCCGAGGAAAGTGCCGGCCGCACCTCGCCGTAGACGCCCTGCCCGATCCAATCCAGCAACGCCCCGGAGATCGCCGGATTGGTATAAACCGGCAGATTGGCGGTGTTGAACCAAACGAGATAGCCTTGCGCGATCGAATTCCAGGCACCGGCAAAAGCTTGCAGGTCGTCGTCGTCGGCATATTCCTGATAAATATAGGTCGGCGGGATAGTGAGAACGGAAGTGGGACCGACCGGCGGGAATGGCGACGGTGTTGGCGGCGTCGGCGGATAGGGCGTCGGCGTCTGCACGATGACGACCGAGAAGGCATGCCCGGCCGTGGCCGCATTGACGCTGACATTGCTGGTCAGATTCCACGGCAGTGCGTAGCTTTCGCCAGGCTGCAAGGGAAAGGTAGTGGCGGTATCCTCGAGCGCCGCCGGATTGATCAGATCGATAAACAGCGTCTCGGCGTGCGTGATGCCCTGATCGCTCGCCAGATAGGGGTTGGCGATGCGGCCGCCGAGCGCGCCGGCATAAACCGCAATGACCGGCTGGCCGGCAAAAACGATCTGCGCCGCGGCGCCGGGATAGAGACTGCGCGGCGCGATCATGTTCAAAGCCTCAGCTTTGCGTGACGGTGATCAGACCGGAATTGGTGGTGAAATAACATTCCTGCACGGTGCTGTTCGGTTCGCCGTAGATCAATACGCCTCTCGCTGCCACACCGACGCCGTTGACCGACACCGCAAACGTCAGCAGCGAAATCAGATTGCTCGGCAGGATGCCGGCAACAGCTTCGACGAAGACGTCGTTCATGGCGATGGTATTGAGCGGCTGGCCGACTTCGAGGCCGTTGACATAAGCGGCGAGCGCCACGCTGGCGAGTTGCGCCACCGAAGCCGCCGGCACGACAAAGCTCGAAATGGTATTCCAGATCACCGTCATCGCCACCGTCAGCGCCGGCGGATTGACGAAAATCGCCTCATAGATATCGGGATAATCGTTGATTGCCGCGGTGATGTTGCGCAGATTGGGCGTGACAATACCGCTGCCGGTATAAGTCCCTGTCGGGCTAAAACCGACAGTAAAGCTGGTCGGCCCGGTGACGATTGCGGCATACTCGACGTTGTTGAGTTCCTCGAGATTGCCGCTGCCGACGATGTCCTGCATCACCACGATCTGGCCGGTGACATAGCCATGGTTCTTGTCGGTGGTGATCAACGCCGGATAGACGGCGCCGATCAAGACGATATTGTAGACTGAGCCTACCAGCGCCGACACATCGCCGATGCCGCGATAGATCGCGTAGCCGACCTGATACGGGTCGCCGCCGCCGACAATGACTTCCCAGCCGCCGCTCGCCTGCTGGTTCATCGAGACCAGATTGGCCTGCACGCCGCCGACTTGCGCGAGCTGCGTCTTCAACAGCGACGGCATGCCCTGGCAGACCGCCAATTGTGCCTGCAGTACGGCCTGGCGAAAGCTCGCCACGCTCTGCGCGGCGCCACCGGGGATGCCCGGCAAGGCATTGGTGACGGATAAGGCAATGCCAGACGGCATCGAGGTGACAAGTTTTGTCACCGAGTTCGACGGCACCGCCCAGGAGCCAGTTTGCGTCGCCACCGCATAGAGCGCCGCCGACTGGCCGGAGGCGCCGATGATGCCGCCGGTCTGCACGGTATATTGATACGTGCCGTCCGAAACCGTGAAGCCCTGGACAATGACAAAGCCGACCGTGCCGGAGAACGTCAGATAGACCGAGGTATTGGTCGCCGGCGCTTGCGTGATGCCGGCCATATTGCCGAGCTGGAGCAGCAACCATTCGTTGGCGGACAATGGGCCGATCGAATCCAGCGTTTCGACGCGCGCTTGATCGATGACCGACAGGCCGGCGATCTGGGTATCGAGCAGATCCTCGACCAGCGAGGCCGGCAAATTGCTGGTATAATCAGGATTAGTCGGCGTGACCGTATTGACGATCGCCGTCTGCAACGTCGCCGGCGGGGTCGACGTTACCCCGGCCGAGGTCACCACGACCGGGATTACCTGATCCGACATGGTGGGCCGATTTTGCTATTGCGGAATCTGATTGGACGGACTGGCGCTGGCCGGCAGCGCAAAATTCAACGACGCGCCGGCGAATGTCGTCACCGCGATATTGTAGGTCGGCGGATTGCTGCTGATTTTTGCGATCAGCAGCGAAGCGAAATACGGCGCGAATTGTTGTTGCGTGCGCGAGATGTAATAGTCCGGCGCGACTTGCTGCATCACCGATTGCTGGGCGGGCAGCCCATAATTGCCGAACATCGGGCTTTCATTGAGATTGAGCAGCAGCACCTGGCAGAGTGTCACCAGCCAGACCATCGAAGAGTCACCCGACGCCGTTGTTGAAATAGTGATCCAGGTCTTTGTGCCATCGGCGTTGCGCACGCGCGCATAGGTGCGCATCTGGTGTCATCCTTGCGGTGGCCCGGTATCGCCAGATCCGGTCGTGACCCCGTTATGCAGATGAGTTTTACTGCTGATCGTACCGACCGTGACGTCGGCGCTGCTTGGCACCGCCAAGCCGCTGGCGTTGATAGTCAGGATCGTTGTGCCGCCGATCGCTACCGTCAGGCCGCTGGTCTTGTTGACGGTCACGATGCAGGCGCCGCTCGCATCCTGCAGCACCACGCCGTTCGGACCGCTGACGAATGCCGAGTTCGGATCGGCCGGCGTAGTCCAATTGGCATTGCCGACCGGTTTCCACACCAGCGCCGAGAGATTGCCGACCGGCGATAATGCAGCAGTGCCGGTGCCAAGTCCGCTGATACCGCCGAGCGACACATCGGCCGGCTCGACGATGCCTTGGTCGCCGATCTGCACCGGCTCGCGTATCCATTTCGAATTGGCGATCGGACAGGTGACGTTCGGCAATGTCAGGTTCGCGCCCTGCACGTCGAACGATACCGTGACGATCCAGCCGCTGACGGCGACAATGGCGGCGGGGAGCGCTTTGCCCTCTAGCGCGATCTGGTCAAGGACTTTTTGTTGCGTCGCGAGATTAAAGGTCGCCGCGATCGGCGTTTTTTGCGCCTGGTTGACCAAGCAATCTCACTTTCGCGACGCTTTAGGCCGCCTGCGCTTGCGTATTGAGCTGCACCGCATCGATCACCGTCACCCAGGCGTCGGCGCTCGGTTCGCGGTAATGGCCGACGTGGCGCACGCGGGTGATCTGATAGGTGCCCTGGAACGACGTGATGTTGCGGGCGATGATCGACGATTGCGGCGTGGTGATCGGATTGAGTCCCTGCGGCATGATGACGGAAGCGCCGATCTTCAAGTCGGCGCGCATCGGCGTCTTGAAGTTGACTGCATTGCCGAGCCAGGTTGGCTGGCCGATCAGATCCTGAAACTGTAGTTGCTTCGGTTGGGACGAACTCTGCGCTATCGTGCTGTCGGTGACATTGAGCGCATTCTGCGAGGGATCATAGGCGATGTTCACGCCAGTATAATTCTGCTGATTGAGCACGGCGCGGCTGCGGCGATTGATGTAGGTCGCAAACTGATCGAGCGTGCCGTAATGGCCGGCGTCCTGCTTTTGATTATTCAACACCAAACCGGCATTGATATTAATGTTGACGGTCACGCCGGGAAATGCCGCCGCCAATGTCGTCTGCAGCGCCTGTGCCATCGGCGTGCCTTGCTGCCAGTTCCATGACACGTTGGCCGGCTGCGCATGCGAGCCGAACAGCGGCGCGCCGTTGTTGGCGTGGCCGGGCAGGATGGTCATGCTCAAGGTCTGTTCGGTGCCGATCCAGTTGCCCCAAGCGGGAAAGATCGTGCCGCGCGCCAATAGCCCGGCATAGGCCGCCTGCGCGGTGGCGAGCGGCAGACCCTTGGCCATGCCGCCGTAGATATCGATGTTGAAGCCGTTGAGATTAGAGGCCTGTGCAATCTCTTGCAGCGATACACCCCAGATGGTCAGCGAGCCGTTGCCGACCGGCTGGTCGAAATTGTACGAGAAGATATCGAGTTCGATATCCCAGGCGCCGGGCAAGGTCTGGCCGTTGACCACAGAGCCGTAACTGGCGCCGCTCGCCAGCCCGCCGCCGCCCAGGCTAATGCCGCTAACGCTCGGCGGCATCCATAATTTGCCCGTGGTCGCGTTGGTTATGACAACAGCGTAGGACCGCATGGCGTGGCCTTACGCGTGCCCGAGCACTTCCAACTCCGCGAGCTTGCATGCCTTGATCAATAGC